CCTTTCAGGGACGGAAGAAACTAGTCGATATCTCAATCAAAGCCCTCCAATACTATAAACATATATGGAAAGAAGGAGTCATAAGTGAGTAGAAAGACCGATGAAGTGGTTCGGTATCGTCGGCCTCCTGCGCTGACTCCGGATCAGAGGGAGAATGAACTAATCGGTTTGGCCGTAGATTTAGCCGAACAGCAGCTAAGGAATGGGACAGCGTCGTCTCAGGTCATCGCACACTATTTAAAACTCGGTTCATCCCGAGAGCGTCTGGAAAAAGAGCGACTAATCAGTGAGAATCGCATGCTGCGTGCAAAGGCAGAAGCTTTGGATTCCCAGAGAAGGACAGAGGAGCTCTATGCTGAGGCTATCCTTGCAATGCGGGGCTATGTTGATATCTCCGACGCAGTAGTTGTTGATGAAGTTGGAGATGATGGACGATGATTCGGTGCTACAAGGATCTTCGGAGGCTTATAAGTTTCGAAGAGCGATACCGGTATCTTCGGCTTACTGGACAGGTCGGTGAGTCAATATTCGGTTTCAACCGTCATTTTAATCAAACATTTTACCAATCTAATAAAAGATGGAAGACGGCTAGGCAAAAAGTCATATTACGAGACAATGGCTGCGATTTAGGGATTGCTGATCGGATTATAGGAAAGGGCTTGACCGTCCATCATATGAACCTTGTCACCCTAGATGATATTCTTGAAGATCGTGACTGGATCTATGATCCTGAGTATCTGATTTGTGTATCCGATAGAACGCATAAAGCGATTCATTATGGTGATGAGTCGCTTTTAATTATGCCGCCGAAAGAAAGATCCCCCGGCGATACAAAACTTTGGTGAAAGGAGCTATATGAGTTGGATAGTATTCTCTATAGCATAAAGAAATTAATTGGTTTGGAAGCCGACTATGATGCGTTCGATGCTAGCATCATCATTTTTATTAATGGCGCATTTTCGACGCTTCAACAAATGGGCATTGGACCTCTTACTCCATATCGAATTCAAAATATCGCTAACGTTTGGTCGGAATGGTCGGACGATCCTTTCGTCGTTGAAGAAAGTAAGAACTATGTATACTTACAGGTTCGAAAAGCATTCGATCCCCCGACCAGTTCATATGTTATGGACGCATTAGAGAAGCAGATATCTGAATTGGGATGGCGATTATATACGCATTGCCAAAAAGAATATTGAGAGGAGATTAATAACTAATGTATGAACTTTATCATTATAACATTCCCGGTTCGCATTGGGGTATTCGTCGATTTCAAAATAAAGACGGTACACTCACAGCGCTCGGAAGGGAACGATATAGGAAATCTCAAGCCAACGCGAGTTCAGACAATACTCCCCAAAAAAAGAAGATTTTTGGAATACTCAGTAAGGAGCAACGTAAAAAAACTCAGACTGATATGAGCTCCGACGATACTCCTCGAAAAAAGAAGGTTTCCGAGATGTCTGATAAGGAACTTCAAGACGTAGTCAACCGATTGCGAAATGAACAAACGTACGCGCAATTAACTGCACCGAAAAAGAATCCAATCCTTCAGGCAGGAATGAAAGCCGCTATTGGCATTATAGAATCGAGCGGTAAATGGCTGGTTTCTCGTGCGATAGAGAATGTCAAAGAGAGTCAGGCGAAAGAAAGAGCCAAAGCAGAAGATGAGCGAATCCGAAAATTGATAGATTCACGTGCCGATCCAACGAAACTGAGCTCTAAGGACTTGAAGCTATACAACGAGCGGATACAAAATGAAACGACAGCATACACTCGAAGTCTGATATACCTCGCTAAACAGAACGAAGCTAAGGCCTCGGCAGAAGAAGAAGCTCGATATGAAGCATGGCTAAAGGGGCGATCGGTGCTTAATCGATCTGGTTACGTTTGAGCAGACTTTCAAATACAGCCACACCTAAATACTACGGCGAGTTTCGAGACGCTGTGATGCGCGGGGAAATTCCGGTTTGCCAAACCATTTCGATGGAGATGAATCGGATCGACGGACTTATCGCAAATCCCGGAATTTACTATGATCCAGCTCCTATTGAGCATTTTATAAACTTCTGTGAGAACGAGCTAGTTTTGACTGACGGATCAGACTTCCATATGCTGGATAGTTTTAAGTTATGGGCAGAGCAGGTGTTCGGATGGTACTACTACATAGAGCGAACTATATACCAGCCCAATCCATCAGGTCAAGGCGGAGAGTACGTTCGAAAACTAATTAAAAAGCGCCTTACCAAGAAGCAGTATCTCATTGTCGGACGAGGTGCTGCCAAGTCGATCTATGATAGTTGTCTGCACGCATATTTTCTGACCGCCAACAACAAAACCACCAGTCAGATAGCAACTGCGCCAACGATGAAGCAAGCAGAGGAGATTCTTAAGCCATTAAAAACAGCTATAACAAGAGCAAAAGGACCGATGTTCAAGTTTTTAACGGAAGGCTCTCTTCAAAACACAACTGGCTCTAAAGCAAATCGCGTGAAATTGGCACCGACTAAAAAGGGAATCGAAGACTTCATGACTAACTCGATTCTTGAGGTTTTGCCAATGGACATCGATAAGCTTCAGGGATATCGGCCGAAAATGTCGACCGTAGACGAATGGTTGAGTGGTGACGTTCGCGAAGACGTCGTTGGAGCTATCGAGCAAGGCGCTAGCAAATTGGACGATTACCTAATCGTCGCAACAAGCTCAGAAGGAACTGTTCGTAATGGCAGCGGCGACACAATCAAAATGGAACTACTGAGCATCTTGAAGGGCGAATATTATAACCCGAGCGTTTCAATTTGGTACTATCGTCTCGACGACGTAAAAGAAGTATCCGACCCCGCAATGTGGATCAAAGCCAATCCGAATTTAGGAAAGACCGTTACTTATGAGGCATATCAACTGGATGTAGAGAGAGCGGAAAAAGCCCCTGCTTCCAGAAATGATATTCTGGCAAAACGTTTCGGAATTCCGATGGAAGGCTACACCTACTTCTTTACGTATGAGCAGACTCTGCCCCATCCGCATCAAGATTTTTACGGAATGCCCTGCGCAATGGGTGCCGATCTTTCGCAGGGAGACGACTTCTGCGCATTTGCATTCCTGTTCCCACTTAAAGGCGGTGCCTTTGGTGTAAAAGCACGATGCTACATCAGTTCTATTACACTTGCTAAACTTCCGAGTGCTCTTCGATTAAAATACGACGAGTTCATCGAAGACGGCAGTTTGATAATTCTCGATGGTACCGTCTTGGATATGGGTGCCGTGTATGATGATCTCGACCAATGGCTCATATCCGAGGTATCGTATGACGTTCGAGCATTCGGCTACGATCCATATAATGCCAGAGAATTCGTCGAACGATGGGCAAGAGAGAACGGCGCTTATGGAATTGAAAAGGTGATACAGGGAGCAAAAACAGAGACCGTTCCTCTTGGTGAGATCAGATTGCTCGCTGAGGAAAGATTGCTTCTTTTCGATCAAGGAATTACGACGTTCTGTCTTGGAAATGCAATTACCCTCGAAGACACGAACGGAAATAGAAAACTGATGAAAAAACGGCACGAGGCCAAGATCGATGTTGTCGCAGCGCTTATGGATGCTTACGTAGCTTATAAGCTAAATAAAGATTCTTTTGAGTAATAAGATAGGAAGGTCGTTTGATGGATTTATTCCATTATGGCGTGAAAGGCCAAAAGTGGGGCGTTCGCCGATTCCAAAATAAAGATGGGACACTTACAGCAGAGGGGCGAGCACATTGCAAGATGCTTCGAGAAACGCATCATAAAAGACGTGCTAACTCCGAAGTCATGAAAGCCATTGAAGCCGGAAAGATTTCAGTGAAGGTGAACGTCAGTAATCAGACGAAGCATATACAGGGCAGTCATAATTTTGAAATAGGAAAGAGCTATATACTTGGAAATCTTAAAGATTGCCAGACACTAATTTCAGAACTGTATGGAACTGGGCAAGCATTAGTTAAAGGTAACAACGGCGAATTTAATAACAAAGAAAGGGTCAGAGCTTCCCGAGAATTCGGAGTATACGTCAATGAAGAAACCAAGCAGGAATCCAAGACTCGATATGGAATCATCCATTATGGAAAAGCCGGAGCGCACATTATTCCGGCAAGAAGTAAGGAGTGATTGACCGTGCATCTGGAGAAATATGACGGAAAGAACGTTCGTATTGTCACAATCGACGGTGAAGTATTTGTTGGTTTCGTCTACTATTTCAGTCCGGGAGACGAAAACGAGAACGGTGAAAATTCGATTATTGTCGATCTTCCTGACGGTAGGGCTTTTGATTTCGACGAATCCGATATTCTTAAAATTGAAGTTGTTTCTGACGAAAAGAGTAAATGAACTTCTTAGATAGACTTCAACACGGATGGAATGCATTCCTAAACAAAGACCCTCCGAAGATTCAATACGGAGGATATTACGGCGGAACTCGACCGGATCGACCTCGATACACGCGAGGAAATGAGCGATCAATCGTCTCCGCCATTTACACCCGAATTTCAATCGATGCAGCGGCTACGTTGTTTGAGCATGTACAGCTCGACGACGATGGCCGTTTTTTATTTGCCCGAAAGAGCGGTCTGAATGAATGCTTGACCGTCTCTGCCAACATCGATCAGACGGGGCGCGCCTTCATGCAGGACGTAATTCAGTCGATGCTAGACGAAGGCTGTATCGCGATCGTTCCCGTAGATACTACGAATGATATTACAAAAACGGGAGGCAACGCATTCGACATCAATTCGATGCGCGTCGGTAAGGTCGTAGATTGGTTCCCTCAGCATGTTAGAGTAAATCTTTATAATGAGCGGACTGGCATTAAGGAAGATATTATACTCCCCAAAAAGTCCATATCCATTATTGAGAATCCATTCTTTTCTGTGATGAATGAACCCAACTCGACCATGCAGCGACTCGCTCGAAAACTTAGTTTACTCGATCGGATTGATGAGCAAAGCGGTGCTGGGAAACTGGATCTAATCATTCAGCTCCCATACGTCGTAAAATCAGAGGCTCGTAAAGCGCAAGCAGAGCAACGACGAAAAGACGTCGAGATGCAGCTTTCCGGAAGCAAATATGGTATTGCGTATACGGATGGAACTGAAAAGATCATTCAGCTAAATCGCTCTGTCGAGAATAACTTGATGTCGCAGATTGAGTATCTTACCAATATGGTCTATAGCCAATTGAGTATGACTGCGTCTGTGCTTGACGGAACTGCTGATGAGAAGACCATGCTCAATTACTATAACAGGACAATTGAGCCAATTCTCTCCGCGATCGCTGACGAGATGAAGCGGAAATTCTTGACCAAAACCGCTCGATCGCAGGGTCAGGACATCGAATTCTTCCGTGAGCCGTTCAAACTCATGCCTGCGGATCAAATCGCAGAAACGGCGGATAAGCTCACACGTAATGCGATTCTTAGCTCGAACGAAATTCGGCAGATTATCGGCTTCAAGCCTTCTGAGGATCCGGATGCAGATAAGCTGCGTAACAAGAATCTCAACGCTTCCGATCAGATAATTGAGGAGGAAGCTAACGAACAGACTCAAGCTCAAGAAAGGAGTCCAGATGAGTAAATATGACTTTAGTGGCTGGGCGACCAAGAATGACCTTCGATGCAGTGACGGCCGAACGATTCGACGCAATGCTTTTGCGGGCGACGACGGCCGTACTGTTCCGCTGGTCTGGCAGCACAGTCATAATAACCCCGAAAATGTGCTCGGGCATGCGCTCCTTCAAAATAAGGACGAAGGTGTATACGCCTACTGCACGTTCAATAATACCGATAGCGCACGCCATGCTAAGGAGCTGATCCGGCATGGCGATATTTGTGCCCTTTCGATTTATGCCAACGGTCTTAAGCAGGATCATGGCGACGTTCTCCATGGTTCGATCAAGGAGGTTAGCCTCGTGCTCGCTGGTGCAAATCCGGGCGCTCTGATCGATTACATGGATATTCAGCATGGCGAAGAAGCGGCTACCGAAGCGCGCATTTACACAGACATGGGTATTTCGCTCGAGCATGCTGACGAACCGGAAGAAGGAGAGAAGAAAATGGCAGATACCAATAAAGAAAAGACGGTAAAAGATGTCTTTGACACCCTCAATGAGGAGCAGAAGAACGTTGTATATTATCTAGTCGGTCAGGCTATGGACTCCAAGGGAGAAAGCGAGGCCGATGACAAAGAGGAGGATAAAGAAGTGAAGCATAACGTCTTTGAAAATGATACCCCTGAGAACACTCTTACCCATGCGGAATTTATGGAAATTGCGAACGATGCGAAGCGTTGTGGCTCTATGAAGGATGCCTTCCTCGCCCATGGCATCGAAAACGTCGGTATGCTGTTCCCGGAATCGCACAACCTGAATACTCCCCCGGAGTTCATTAAACGTAAGGACGACTGGGTTGCTAAGGTAATGAATGCCGTTCATAGAACTCCGTTCTCTCGTGTCAAGTCTATGTTCGCGGATCTGACTGAGGATGAAGCCCGTGCTAAGGGCTACATTAAGGGCAAGTTCAAGAAGGAAGAAGTGTTTAGCTTGCTTAAGCGAACGACTGATCCGACTACGATCTATAAGAAGCAGAAGATGGACCGCGATGACGTTCAGGATATTACCGATTTCGACGTCATTGTGTGGCTGAAGCAGGAAATGCGCATGATGCTCGAAGAGGAATGCGCGCGTGCTATCTTGACCGGTGATGGTCGCCTTACGTCCAGTGACGACAAGATTGCTGAGGATCACGTTCGCCCGGTTTGGACCGATTCCGATCTGTTTACGATCAAGGTTCCGGTTACCGTTGCACAGAGCGCCAGTGAATCTGATATCGCCAAGGCTACTATTCGTGCGATTATCAAGAGCCGCAAGAATTATCGTGGCTCCGGCGATCCGGTGTTCTATACGACGGAAGACGCTATCACCGATATGCTGCTTCTCGAGGATACGACGGGACGTATTATCTACGACTCCATGGATAAGCTCAAGACGGCGCTTCGTGTCAAGGATATTGTAACTATTCCGACCATGGAAGGCCTTAGCCGAGACGTTACCAATGGTGTCAAGGTTGAAACCCATAATCTGGTTGGTCTGATCGTCAACCTTAACGATTATAATGTCGGTGCCGATAAGGGCGGCGCGGTCAATATGTTCGATGATTTCGATATTGACTACAACGCGCAGAAGTATCTGATCGAGACCCGCTTCTCTGGTGCTCTGACGAAGCCTTATTCTGCTATGGCGATCGAAACTGTCGTTTCCGCTGGCTAAAAATCAAAATGGAGGTAAAACATAATGGCTGTTAAGAATCCTGAATGGTATAACAAGCTCGTTCTCGGTAGCATGGATAAGCACATGATCTATGGCGATCTTGCGCACAAGTATGTTGATGCATCCGTATATACGGCAGTTTCTGACACCGAAAATAGCTGCACGGTACTGGTCAAGGGTATTTATAAGGCGACCGGCACTCCGAAGTACAACGAAATCGCGGCCACTTCCGAAGAAGTTTATCGCGACTATATTTCGGGGTCTATGCTGATTTGTGACAATGTTGCAGATACTCCTGCTTTCTTCAGGCCGTCCGGAATGACGTTCGATCTGACCAAGGTGGTCGATGGCGGCGCTTCTCCTATCACGGTCACTTATGCCAAGCCGAAGGCCGGTACCTCCGAAGAGACGTTCGAAGTTGTCAAGTGTGAGACCAAGGAACGCTATACGGCTGCTTAACGTATGGCTAAATTCTATGGTGTAGTGGGATATGCCGAAACAAAAGAAACGGAGTCCCCCGGAGTTTGGGAGGAGCAAGTTACTGAACGAACTTATTATGGGGACGTGCTTCGAAATACACGTCGGAGAGATAACGCAAATGGTCAACTGAATGACAATTTGAATGTCAATAATCTGATTAGTATTTTGGCGGACGCATATGCCTATGATCATTTCTTTGCTATTCGCTACATCGAATGGATGGGGGCGCGTTGGAAAGTCACTGATGTTGAAGTTCAGCGCCCTCGTCTTCTTTTGACGATTGGCGGTGTTTACAATGGGCCAGAGAGCGGATCTTCATCGTAAATTTGAAATCGCATTGGGAAGCAAAAATGTGTATTTTCAACCACCTGAGACAGTAAAACTGAAATACCCATGTATTATTTACGGTCTATCTAAGCTATCTATCAAGCATGCTGATGATAGACCGTATTTGATTGATCGAGCGTATGACGGTATTCTGATTGACCGCAATCCAGACAATAGAATTCTGGACGCACTTTTGAAATTCCCGTTGTGCGAGTTTGGAAAACCATATCCGGCGGATAATCTTAATCATTATCCGTTTACTATCTATTACTAAAATCAAAATGGGAGGAAACCATATGAGGATTGTTTGGGACGGAGACGGCCAGCGTTTCTTTGAAGCTGGTGTTCGGAATTGCATTCTTTATACTCGTGATGAAACGAATAAGTGGAAGAACGGAGTCGCGTGGAATGGCATCACGGGAATTACCGAAACCCCGGATGGTGCGGAAGCAAATGATATGTATGCTGACGACATCAAGTATGCGTCGCTGCGAAGCGCAGAAACATTCGGTGGTTCTATCGAAGCTTATATGTATCCGCCGGAGTTCGCTGTATGTGACGGCAGCGCTACTCTTGCCTCGGGTGTATACATCGGTCAGCAGGCTCGCAAGCCGTTCTCCCTGTGCTATCGAACGATGGTTGGCAGCGACGTACTTGGCACCAATGATGACGAGTATAAGCTACACATCGTATACAATGTCACTGCTTCTCCGAGTGAAAAGAGTTACGAGACTATCAATGATAGTTCGGATGGTATCACGTTTAGCTGGGACTTTGAAAGCACCCCGGTTGCCTGCACCGGCCATAAGGCTGTATCCACGATTGTGATCGATACGACGCAGCTCGACGAAGGTGGAAAGACTAAGCTCGAGACGCTGCTTGACAAGCTGTATGGAACCGAAAGCACTGAACCGGAGCTTCCGACGCCGGATGAAATTAAGCAGATCTTTGCTGCTTAATTTGCTGTAAATTGCAGACATTTGAAAGGAGAGACCAATTTTATGCTTAAGAAAACGATTACTTATACTGACTATAATGGCCTTAGCCGCACTGAAGACTTCTTCTTTAATCTGACGAAGGCTGAACTTCTCGAATGGGAACTTGGAACCGAAGGCGGCATGCAGCGTCTTTTGGAAAAGATCGTAGCTGAGAACGACCGCGTTAAGATTGTCAACATGTTCAAGGAAATCGTGTTGAAGGCCTATGGCGTGAAGAGCCCCGATGGTAAACGATTCGATAAGGTTATTGATGGCCATAGAGTCGCGGATGATTTCGTCCAGACAGAGGCGTACAGTGATCTTGTTATGGAGCTGCTGTCGGATCCAGATGCCGCCGCGAAGTTTGTTAATGGTATTGTTCCGAAATTCGAGCAAAGTGGTGCTCCGGTTCCGTTTAAGCCAGCGAATGCATAAGGATGTGATAAGGAATGCTTGAGATTACGGTGCCTGCCGGAGAATACTTTGACGAAATGACCAACGAGTTCATCGAAACAAAACAGACGGTACTGCAACTCGAGCATTCCCTCATTTCGCTTTCAAAATGGGAATCAAAATGGAAAAAGCCATTCATTGGAAAAACGCCAAAAACAATCGAAGAGAGTGTTGATTATGTTCGGTGCATGACAATCGGAAGAGTTGATCCTTCTGTTTATCATGGGATAACATCGGATATGATGGACCAAATCAATCGATATATTGATGATTCAATGACGGCTACCACCTTCTCCAATCGCAATCCTCAAAAAGGAGCGCAAAGTAGGATTACTGCTGAGATTATCTATTATCAGATGACTGCGCTGGGGATTCCATTTGAGTGCGAAAAATGGCATCTCAATCGCCTTTTGACATTGATCCATGTTTGTTCGCTCAAGCAACAGCCTGCCAAAAAGATGAGTAATAGAGCGCTTGCTCAACGAAATACGGCGCTCAATGAAGCACGGCGACAGAAAGCTAGATCGAGGGGATGATTCTGGTGCCTCAGACTATTACATTTCAGCATAGAGGCAACTTTAAGCGAACCGAAAAGTTCTTTAAGGCCATGACAAAACGGATTTGGATGCGAAATCTAGAATCATATGGTCAAAAAGGAGTCGACGCGCTTTCCAATGCTACTCCTCGAAATAGTGGAAAAACTGCATCAAGTTGGCGATATGAGATTACACAAACAAATTACGCAGTCACAATAAGCTGGCTAAATGATAATACGAATGACGGTGTAAATATCGCTGTCATTTTGCAATACGGGCACGGCACTCGAAACGGTGGATACGTGAAGGGCATCGATTACATCAATCCTGCGCTTAAACCGGTTTTCGACGAAATCGCGCAAAGCGCATGGAAGGAGGTAATCTCTGCTTGAGTCAAAGTATCGATGAACGCATCGTAGAGATGCAATTTCGAAACGACCAATTTGAACGAGGGATTCGCGAGAGTCGAAATTCCTTGGATAAACTAAAAGACAGTCTCAATCTTGAAAAGTCGACTGGCGGAATTGGCGCGCTCGGAAAGGCATTTGATAATCTATCTGGTGTGAGCCTTCCATCCGTTCAAACAGCTCTAGAGCATGTCGGGAGTGGTTTCTCGGCTCTAAAGATAATGGCGACTTCTGCCTTAGCCACAGTAGCAAGCAGCGTAACTTCCTCCGCTACGAATATGGCGAAGAGCTTGAGTATTGATCAGGTAACCGAGGGCTTTTCTAAATACGAAGAAATTATTCGATCTACCAGAACGATTATGTCCGCGACTGGAAAAACAGTCGACGAAGTCAGTGAGAAGCTAAGCAAATTGAACTGGTTTACTGACGAGACCAGTTATAACATGGCTGACATGACAACCAATATTGCTAAGTTTACATCTGCTGGCGTAGATCTTGGAGAATCTGTCGATGCCATGATCGGTATTGCGAACTGGGCAGCAGTTTCCGGTCAAAATGCGCAAACCGCTTCTCACGCAATGTACAACATGAGTCAGGCATTAGCGGCTGGCAAAATGCAATTGACCGATTGGCGAAGCATCGATATAGCTAGTATGTCGACGGTTGAGTTTAAACAAACGGTCATTGATACTGCTTTGGCACTGGGCAAACTAGTTAAAGTAAATGGTAAAGTGATGACGAGCGATAAAAAGCTCGAGGTAACGACCACCTCTTTTAACAACACCTTGGCCAAAGGTTGGTTTACTTCTGACGTTATTGTTGAAACGCTTAAGAAGTATGCCAATTACACGAACGAAGTTTATGATATTTGCCAGAAGGAAGGAATATCGGCCGCTGCCGCAATGGATCAATTAGCGGATAGTACTGACGAACTCGGCAAAAAATCATTTCAAGCGGGTCAGGAATCAAAAACATTCAAAGATGCTATTGATGCGACTAAAGATGCCGTGAGCAGTCAATGGATGAAGACATTTGAGCTTCTGTTTGGTAATCTGGAGGAAGCGGTATCGCTCTGGACTGAAGTAACTAATATTCTTTGGGAGGTATTCGCTGCGAGCGGTGTCGCCCGAAACGAACTTCTTCAAGTTTGGCATGACAGTGGTGGACGATCCAGCCTGCTAAATGCTTTCCAGAATCTTTACGATATTATCGAAGCTATTGCTGAGATTGCATCCTCCGCCTTTCATTCGATTATTCCCCCGATGACGGCTGAACGACTGCTCGCACTGACAAAAGGATTCGAAGCTTTCACGTTCCGACTGAAAGAGGCCATCGGATTCGTTACAGATTTCAAAGATAGCGTTACAAATGCTGTTGCCGAAATTATCAACGGCGATCCGGGCGAAACCATTGAAGATGCTATTTTGACGACTGCCGCGAAAGCAGACGCCGAAAAAGCCAAATCCGTGTATGATTCTATGCCCGAATGGATGAAGCAATGGGCGGACAAAAATAGTGATATTTCCACTCCGCTTATTCGCGCATGGAGCAAAAAAGGTAATTTTGACAAATGGGCAGAATACCAAGCCGCTAAGTTTGGAATCCCCATCGATCTCATTAAGAAGCAGTATGATGCATACAACAAACTGAATGATACTGCAAAGAATCGAATTCAGGAAGGCAAAAAACGAGAGTGGGCTGACGGAAAAAGCTGGAGTAAATCCTATACCGACGCATGGAACGCATACTTTGACGCTGCCGATGCCGTAAATTCGGCCATGAACGAGTCCAGCAAAACTTCCAAAGAAGCAACACAGGACCTCGAAAATGTTGGTGATGCTGCGGATGAGTCTGCTGAGACAGCTTATGCTTCGCTGACTATTTATGAGAAACTAACTAAAATTGTTAGGGGATTTGCGTCATTTGTTAGCATTGCGAAGACGATCGGAACTGAACTCGCTAAGGGTGCTGGCAAACTCACAATAGCGCTTAAGCCATTGGCGGACGTATTCGTTGATATTTTAGCAGAAATCGGAGACTGGTTGGTTCGCCAAGACGAAGCGATTAAAAAGAGCGATTTCTTAAAGACGACAATCGACAGCGCGATTAACTTTTTGAAGCCAGCTATAACAGGTCTTGCCAGCGTAATCCGTTTTCTTTGGACTAGCTTCAAAGGGATATACGGTGCAATCAAAATGTCCGGCCTTTTGGATGTTCTCAAAAATAAATTCTCGACTTTCTGGGACTGGCTTAAAGGATTCGGAAACGAACTTCAAGAGACCGGTGTTTACGGAATCGTAAACGTTATTAAGGAATTCGGCATTAAACTCGTCGACGCTATAGAACAGTTTTTCTTGATAGACACTAGCGGCGAAGCAGGCATTAAAGAAAAACTTTTGAAACGACTGCAACCTTTTCTCGATATTTTCGGATGGATTAAAACCCTATTTACAGAGAAAGAGATAGATAGCCAATCGGATGGCTCTGAAGGTGGCACTGGCTATGCAACCCCCTATCTAGACAGGGTTAAGCAATTCTTCAACGATACGTTGACTGCCATATCATCGTTCATCGATACTGTAAAAAGTTCCGAGGCTTTTGCCAAAATCACAGATGCTATATCGAGCCTAATTGATTACGTCTCGAACATCTTTTCGTCATTCAAAATCGAAGCAAAAGAAAAGTCCGGCCAAGATTTCATTAGCAAAATTCTCGACTATCTAGTTCCGAAAGCACTGGCCGAAGAAAGCGAAACCGAAGTTTCCGATACAAAAACCGGTCTGGAACAAACCACGGATACTATTGACGCTATTGGCGACATTGTCAAGAAATTTGGCGAATCGGTGCTGAACGTTATACAGACAATTGCCGAGTATGTCGTTCCCGCTTTCAGGTATGCCATCCAGACCGGACTCACTGTTTTAAAACTGTATAAAAGCGTGGTTCTGGTTCGTTCTGTATACGCTCTATCTAGTGCGGCTAAGGGCATTTCGGAAGCATTAAAAGATATGGCAAAAGCCATGAAGGCGCAATACGCAGATAGCATCGGTGATACCTTCTTAAAAATAGCAGGTGCGATTCTCATGATCGCTGGAGCTATCTGGGTTATTGGAACTATGGATCCCGAGACGCTTAACAGAGGTGCCTTTGTTACCGCAGTCATCGCCGTCGCCTTAATTGGGATATCTGCTGCATTCGGTGCGCTGTCGAAAAAACTACCTGACGCAGCCAACGTTGGCGACCAAATGAAGGGCATCGGCACAGCTATCTTGATGATCGCCGGATCTATTATTGCGCTCGGGCTAGTTCCAATTGGAGTTCTTCATCAAGGTGAAGCCGCTGTTGTCGTTATCTTAAGGGCACTATTTCTCTTTTCATTAGCGACTAAAGCATTAAAACTTGACAACTCCATGAATAATATTTCGGGATTTGCAACGGGAATTTTGCTTCTCGCCGTCTCCATCGCCATTCTAGGCATGTTGCCGATTGATGCACTGGCTAAAGGTATCCTATCGCTCGTTGGTATCCTCATCAGTCTCGGTGTATTCTTGCGGCTCATTTCGAAAACCGATCCGAAGAAAGCGCTCCCCGCGATTCTCGGAATCTCCCTGATTCTTATTACTTTTGCTGGGTGTATTGAGTACATTAAAGATGTCCCTTGGCAAACCATTGCGGCGTTCAGTGCTGGTCTATCTGCCATCGTACTCGCCCTCTCCAACGCAATCACGTTGTTGGCTGGTGTACCGTTCGTTTCAGGTCTTAAAGCTATCGGCCTACTGTCTGCGGCTGTACTGGCTCTCGGTGCCGTATTCGGAATGGTTCTAAACATTGTATCTGGAACAGTATCTTCTGCCATCGTTCAGCTTTCAAGTGCTATGGAACTCGCCGGAAGTATGATATCCGGGTTTATGAGTTCGATGGATGGAATAAGCGGAGCAAAAACAGATAAAGTTGCAGCTACATTCGAGAAACTATTCGGAATCATCGAAAGCGTTCCAAGTGTGGGAACCGGATTTAACTTGATGGCATTCTCCGGGTGCCTTAGCCAACTCGGCTCTGCTCTTGGATTGTTCATCGAAGGATCTGCCCCTGCTGAAAAAGGCATCGACTCTAGAGTGGCATCTCTCGACAAGCTCATAGATGCTGTCCTTAAAATCAGCGGGTCGGAAATTAAAAATGTCGACGATTTTGTTGGATATTTGACGAGTCTCGGTGGCGCACTCGCACTATTTGCCGGTGCCGAATCGGGAATCACCGACGATGAAGCGACTGAAAGACTAAATACTGCCTCTGGATTGCTGACCACGTTGGTCACAAACATGCCGACGGATATAGAGTCCGTATTGAGCACCATTCCGGATTCGACTAAGATGAGTGTTTTCTCGGCCAATTTGGTTGCTCTTGGTGGCGCGCTTTTATCCTTCTCGAATAGTGTTTCCGAGATCAATCAAGATAAAGTCGATAATGCGATCGATAGTCTTGGCCTACTCAATGTTCTAGACAAGAATCTAAAACGGCACGGTGGCGTGTTTGATCGAATTGCAGGCATTGCAAGTCTGGATACATTTGCTACATCTGTCAAGAATATCGGTAATGGCTTGAACGATTTCACAACATCCACGTCAGATATTGATCCCGAAAAAACAACGTTCGCCATCAATTCGCTCGGGATGCTTAATTCTTTGGATAGAAGTTTAAAGCGGCATGGTGGAGTATTTGGCTGGCTTGCTGGCGAATCAAATCTGGCGACATTCGCTACCAATGTAAATGCAGTCGGCACAGGACTTAAGGAGTTCTCAACCAAGACTCAAAACATTGACTCTACGAAAGTCACTAACGCAACGAACGCCTTGTCGGTTCTCGCGGCTATTGACGAGGGACTTACTAACCATGGCGGCGTGATCTCTTTCTTTACCGGAGATCAAACCCTTTCAGATTTGGGCGACAATCTTGGGCCTCTTGGTGAAGGACTAGCTTCTTTCTGTAAAGCTCTGGATGGAGTTGGCAATATTGAACTCGCCGTAAGGGCATCCACAGTTCTTCAGAAACTCGCTATTGCAGATACTAACCTCAATCTTGCAGGAAGTGTTCTTCAACTTCAGACATTTGCAGGCAGCCTCCATAACGAAAAAGGAACCGGAGTCGGTCAGAAATTGGCAGCATTTTCAACCGACCTTTCTGAATTCGATTCGCAAGCTGTTGCGTCTGCCACGACCGCACTTACCAATCTGTCGCTGATCGACTCGAATAATCTCGAAGCTCTGGCCAAGAAATTCAAAGATGGAATCTTGTCTCCGGGGACAATGAGCACGATTACGAGCGGTATTACAACGTTAATGTCGAGCATTGCATCTATTATCAGGAGTCGTTACGGAGAATTCTACTCTGCCGGTATTTACTTGGATAGCGGTTTGGCAATGGGCATCATGAACGGAAGTTGGAGAGCCGAGAACGCGGCACAAACTGTTGCGTCTAGAATCATCCTTAAAACAAAACAAGCTCTGGCCATCAATTCTCCTTCTCGAATTGGTAGCGAGCTCGGCATGTACTGGGATAAGGGCATTGCTGGTGGCATGTATGCATATTCGAATCTGATCGATCGAGCTGCGGAATCCACCAGTGAATCAATGATTCAAACTGCCTCTGGCATAGTTGCTACTGTTAGCGGCTTGATGTCTAGTGATATGGACCTGTCTCCGACAATCACTCCAGTTATTGACATGTCCAATATTCGAGCCGGAATAACCGGAGTTAATGGCATGTTTGGCACCCGAACGATTGATGTACAGGGCGTAAGTACCCTGAATCTTAACAGTCGCGTCAACGAAGCAATCCCAAATCAAAATGGAAGTAATTATGGAGTCATTGTGAATGCGATCGCATCCGTCAATGAACGAATTTCCGATCTGGGAGAGAAGTTGGCCAACATGCAAGTTATTCTCGACAGCGGAGCGCTAGTCGGCCAGATTGCGGGTGATATGGATAAGAATCTCGGTGAACGCACCATTCTAAAAGGGAGGGGTAACTGATGTATATTACGCACTACGACGGAGAACATTCGGTTATCTTCGGGAATAAGGATAGCTGGAAGGATTGGCATCTTATTCCCACTTCCCGACCCGTTTTCTCTCCACCAGAAGTAAAAACTAACATAGTGGATGTTCCCGGAATGGATAGTGGAATTGATATTTCTGAAGTTCTCTCCGGGTATCCACTTTATAAAAATCGAACTGGTTCTTTCGAGTTTATTGTCGATCCAGATTGGAAGCCATGGAATGTTCTCTATTCTGAAATAGCCAATTATCTCCACGGGCAATATATGCGGGCAATCCTTACAGATGATCCGTCCTTCTTTTATGAGGGAAGATTCTCCGTGAATGATTGGAAGTCGTCTGCCAAAAATTCATCGATCGTGATCAACTACGATGTTGAACCCTATAAGCGGAATGTTGTAGGTACACTTGACGAGTGGATTTGGGATACGTTCAATTTTGAAACTGACGTTATTCAGAATTACAAATTGCTTCATGTTGACGGCAGTACAGTTGCGACGATCATTGGTAGTGCGCAGCGAGTGTCTCCAATCTTTACGTCTACAAGTGATATGACGATTGAGTTCCATGGTTCGACGTTCCCGATTAAAACTGGAACCCATAAGATATATGGTTTGACGTTCGGGAATGGAGAAAATGTACTGACGATTCGAGGAACGGGAACGATCAGTATCGACTATAGAGGAGGTAGTCTGTAATGAACTACAAGCTATATGTCGATGGGGAATTATTCTTTGCGAACGATTGGAATGAAAAAGAGTATCGGCTCGTGTCCCCTAAAATTAAATTAGAACTTAATAAGGCCGGAAGCGTTGAATTTACCATTCTCCCGACGCATCCATTCTACAATGCTTTTTCGCAAATGAAGAGCATTGTAACCGCGTATCGGGATGATAGATTGATATTCGATGGCCGAGTCTTAAGCGACGATACGGACAACTATAAGCAACGCCGAGTTTATTGCGAAGGTGCTCTAGCTTATCTAGTCGATTCTGTGTTGCCTCCCTGTAAAGGCACGAGAACTGCCGAGGAGCATTACCGGCTTATCATAAATGCTCACAATGAACAGGTAGAGCCGGAAAAGCGATTCTCTCCCGGAATTGTCTCCATTGATCAGAAGAGCGAAAGCCAGATATTTGGCGAAGACAGCTATCGAGAGGATTTTTCTTCAATCGAAACCGACTTGCTTGATGCATATGGCGGATATTTGAGAATCCGGTATGACAGTAATATTCGGTATCTCGATTATGTAAAATCGTATGATTCGACAAACAGCCAAAAAATCCGATTTGGATCTAATCTTCTGGATCTGACAAATAAACGCTCTGGTGAAGATTTGTTTACCGTACTGCTTCCGATTGGCAAGGATAAACTAACTATCGAAGGCGCAGGCCTGAGCTCCAAATACACGCATAATGGAAGATATTTGGAAAACTCAGAAGCCATTGCTCAATACGGACGGATTGTAAAGCTCATCGATTTCGGTAACGTTGAGGATCCCAACACGCTCCTTAACAAAGCCGAAAAATATATGAGCGATAACTATAAGGGCATCCCCCCGGAATTGACCATTAAGGCTTTTGATCTCCATACATTCTATCCAACAATCAAGCCGTTTAATCTCGGCGACGATATTGTTATTGAATCAGAGCCTCACGGAATCAGCAGAACATTGATGTGTACTGTGATAGAACTCGATCTAACGTCTCCAGACAAAGATCAGTATACACTGACCGATCCGAATCAGATTACAATTCAGAAAGATCGAACGCTTACCGGTTCTGCCAGTAGTACATCTGACACGGCTTCAAAAGCGAAACGAAGTGGCGCAGGCGGTGCTGCGGCAGCGAGTTTACTTGAGAAATTCATTACTGAGGTAGACGGCGTTCTCACGATAAAGGATCACAAGATTCATCTCGAGAGCATGCCGGGCGGAACCCTTGGTCAGATTACAGCAGCACTTGATATCGGCGATGGACAAATTATCGGCAATGTCAAGAACAGTCTTGATACGCTGTCGTCTAAGATTACTCAAACGGAATCTTCGCTTACTTCCGAGATCAACAACAAAGTTGAAGGTCTCAATAGTAAGATCACCCAAACGGATAGCAGCATTCGGGCTGACGTAACGGATTCGATCAATAAAGTTCAGGGTAGTCTTGAGTTGACGATCAAAGACGTTGATGGTTTAAAGCAGAGCGTCTTGACGATTGATACGGATATTACCGATATTAACAGTGAAATTACCAATATCAAAAATCTGTACGCCAAAAAATCGACCATCGAAGAACTTTATGCGACGAAAGCTTACGTTGCGGATCTTACATCAGCTACGGCGGTTGTCGGCTTACTAAAAGGCCAGCGCATCTCCGTTGGCGATCTTGATGCTCACGACACGTCAACCAATATGCTTACTGTCAATGGGCCACTACGATATAAAGGGGCCACTGTTAATCCAGACTCAGTCAAAGTCGTAACCGATTTTACGCAGGCGTCAACTTACGGAATTCATCTTGAAGGTGACAAGTATGTTACATTTCTTCGAACAAGTGAGGCATTTGTCCCGACGACATACACGCCAGCTTACGGAGAAACAATCACCTTCTCTTAAATTCTAGGCGCGGACCTGTTGAATTGCGGGGAACTCCTTAGAGCCTTGTCAGCTACAGCATGAGGATGAAATAAGCCTGAGTGCGAATGCTCTAAAAATCGATAAGGATTGGACAATCAGCGCAGCTAAGACCCGAACAGGGTAATGTTCAGAGACTATCCCCGGCGGGGGAGTAGGCTTCGGCCAAAGCGGCAGGCCTGAGAAAATTCAAAATGGAAGTATTTTCTTGGTGAGATAGTCCTCGTCATACTGAAAGGTTATGGCACATAGAGCAATTGAAGGTTACGACAGTTTGCCGACCCTATATACCAATTACGTCGCATCGTCCATCACAGATATGAACGGCACAGGCTATACGCCGTCTCAGGTATGGATGGATTACAGCGGGTCGAGTCTCACGGATTCGGACGGAAACAATGCAGCGAACAGCAACATCTATCTGGCGGGAACGTCGGAGAAGAAAATCGGTGTGGCACATTGGCCGGATACGCTTTACAAGGGCAATGGTACGAGTGTTACAAAGCAAGGTACATATAACACAATAACATACTGGGACACCGCTTCGGGCGGGACATATCAGCGAACAAAGCAGCATCGGATGGGATATTATACCGCAAGTTCAACGACAGTTCGTCCTCGAGGAGAATCCGTATCGGCAATCGAATATGATGATGTTTTGTATCAAGAGGGAAGCTCTGTGAGGACCGTTGGAAAGCAGGTCGTCTATACGCCATCGAGCGCAAACCCGAGATTCTATAGTGCCTCCAAAGTAACCCGAGTAAGCCTGAAAAAAGCAGTGCTTACGACGGCGACGGCTACCGTATTAAAGATTTGATAGGAGAAGTGCTATGAAAGTCTATATTTCTCAGCCCATGGCTGGTCTAACCAAAGAGCAAATCAAGATCGACCGAGAAAACGGCATCAAAGTCGCTCGAATATATTATCCGGATTGTGAAATTCTTCCGACGTATTTTGAAGACTATGACACTTCGAAATTTACGCCTTTGGAGTACATGGCTAAGTGTACGGAAATCATGAGTCAGGCGGACGTATGCTTCTTCCTGCCATGCTATTATGAATCAGCCGGATGCCGCCTCGAAGACCACATGGCACAAGTCTATGGTGTTAAACGAATGTATCTGGACTTTGGCGTAGACGCGGATAACCTTCACGAATTTGTCTACGAACCTATTGCGATCGTAAGGGAGAACTAATATGGAAGTCAACGAAAAAGATATTCTGCGTGTTATCAAGACGCTGAATAGTATTGAGGTTAAGGGTTATCAGAATTTGAGCATGCTCTATGCTGCGATCGACTTTCTCACGAATCTCGTAACAAAGAAATCTGCGACAGAAGAAACTTCCAGCGCAGAGTGATCCAGATGTGGAATCCAAGCCTAGAAATAGACCGTGACAGCCGGTTTCGTTCTCATACCTGCAACTACAGCAAATGTCAAGAAAAGTCTATTTCGGAGGTTGACATGAGCGATACGAAAATGTACACTAAGGATGAGGTTCAGCAAACGATCTTGCTATCCCTCACGCTCCTTGACAGCGGAATATTCGATGCAAGACAAGGAGAAGATGATATGGCTAAACGATTAAAACAATACGTCACTGTTCGAGGGAAAGGACATTGGGTAACAGGTCAAAACACGGCCGATCTACTCGAGAATTATAGAAAGCTCATTGAAAGCTCAGTCGACGAAAATCAAAATGGAAGTAGAAATTCAGTAAAATTCGGTGACTATCTTCGGGATTATATCCGAACCTATAAGTCCTCGCAAAGCACTTCTACGATGGTCAATCGCGAAAGAATCCTTAAGAATCACATTATTCCAAGGCTTGGTGACACTCCGATAGACGATATTACCACTGGGGATATTCAGGAATGGTTCAACGAATTATCGAAGACATATTCTAAAGAAACAATCCTGAAGATCAAAAACATCATGTCTCCAGTTTTCGATGGTGCAGTAGAAGATGGCTACATAAAACGGAATCCGCTACACTCTTCCAGATTGAAAATTGAGGGCAGACCAACGATTCATCATAAAGCACTACCGCCTGATAAGATTGCGACTGTGCGGAATACGATTCCCATCATGGATGTTCGAGAACGTCGTATGACGGCTTTATTATGCTCTACGGGAATGCGTATTGAAGAAATTCTCGGATTGCGTTGGGAAGACATTGACACAGAACGTGATTGTATCCACATTCGACGAGCCGTTGTGCATCCGGGGAGATCAGCTCCGGAAGTAAAGACGACGAAGAACGGTAAAGAACGAGTAATACCTATTCCTCAAGGGTTGCTTGCCCAACTTAGTCCGAGGGAACGAACTGGGTTCATACTGAATAGCTATTGCGATCTGAAACGAGAGCGTCCCTTGAGCTATACGGAATATCGTAGATCATTCGACCGAATCCGCAAGCTATGTGGAATAGAGGATTATTCAGCACATGACTTTAGAGACACTTGTGCAACTGAGTGGAGAGAATCCGGCATTTCCATCGACATGATCGCTCGTCTTTTAGGGCATCAAAAAACGGACGTAACGGAACAAAGATACGTCAAGTATAGACCCGAATTATACAAGCAGGCACAAGAAAAAATGAGCGTGTATGGAACATCGAATGGAACAAAAAGGGAAAGATGAGGTCTGGCGTCTTCCGGAGTATAAAAGAAAACCCTCAAGTTTTCTAAGAAACTCAAGGGTTTTTCGTGGAGCTGATAGCCAGATTCGAACTGGCGACCTCATCCTTACCAAGGAATAAAATTGACCAAATTTGCATCGAATATTTCGTTGAATTTTTACAAGCATCCTGATCGCAGATGTTTATCAAAATTCAAAATGGAAGTGCAAAATCGCCTCTATGCGCATCATACCATTGACACCCTATCGCGTCAAGAACATGTGCTATAATAGAGGGATAGAATATATCTCTAAGAGATCGTGAAAACACGGTCTCTTTCTTTTTTTTGTATTTTTGGAGGAGGTTTGCATATGGGCATTAAACCCGATGATCTTATCAGCAAATTCCAATATGCTCTTGATAATAATTGGGGTTACATCCTTGGAAAAGCTGGCGGCGAATGGACGCAAAAGGATCAGGACAATACCAAGAATGTGATGGCTATTAAGTACGGTCAGCAGTGGGTTGGCCATAAGGTAGCAGATTGCAGCGGATTGTTTTCTTGGGCATTTAAGCAGCTTGGCGGAAGGATGTATCACGGAAGCAACACAATGTGGAGAAAATGGTGTACGGCAAAAGGTACGCTAACCGAAGAAGCTATGACTAAGCTTTTCCCCGGAACCGCCGTCTTCAAAGTCAAGGACGATGATTATTATCATACAGGTTTGTACATTGGGAACGACACTATCATTGAAGCTAAGAGCACCCTTTATGGCGTGACCACGAGTAAACTTAGTCAATGGCATTGCTGGGGTGAACTCAAAGGTGTCGATTATCCTATTATTGGAGCGGTGCCTGATCCGATTGAGGATGATAAAACTATTATTCCTTCTACAGTTGGAAATTATAGAGTTATCAAATGGGGTATGCAGGGCGATGATGTAAAACTCATGCAGCAGATGCTCATCAATCGCGGCTACGTCTTGTCTGCTACTGGAAAGTATGCTAGCCGAACGCTTAAAGCCATCACAGCTTTCCAAGAAGCCAACGGTCTTAAAGCAGACGGCATTGTAGGAAAGAAAACGTGGAACAAACTTTTGAGCTAATCATTTTAGTTCTAATCGTCTTAATGATACTGGTGGACATATTCAAAATGGAAGTATGAAAGGAGCCCTAAATGACTGTAAATGAATATCATGGCGCTGCGATGCGGACTGCTCCCAAACTGGATGACGATTCCATGCTGATCAATGCTGCTCTTGGACTAACTGGAGAAGCTGGCGAAGTAGCAGATATCGTGAAGAAAAGCTATTATCAGGGGCACGAACTCGACTTTGATGCTATCGTAGAAGAGCTCGGAGACGTAGCTTGGTATATCGCCCTTGCCTGTCAGGCGCTTGGCATAGGCATGGAGACGGTTCTTAAAATGAACATCGAAAAACTCGAAAATCGTTATCCTTATGGTTTTGATCCGTCAATGAGCCGGAACAGGACGGAGTGATTTTGTGAGTAAGATTAGCGAGTATCTAAACAAAATCAAAACAGCCATTTATGGGCGAGAAGTTCGTGACGCTATCCACGACTCTATTAAAGAGTGTTATGCGGATGTGACAAGCAGCGCAACATTAGCTAATGAAGCAAGCGACAAGGCAAATGCAGCTACAGAAAAGGCAAACACGGCTGCTTCTAATGCTGACACAGCAACAGCCAGTGCAAATAGAGCTACAAGCCTTGCTAATACCGCTGCATCCAATGCGGATAATAAGGCTGATTTGGCAGATAGAGCAACCGCAAATGCAAATGCCGCGACCGAGAGCGCTAATGCTGCTGCTTCTAGTGCTACGGATAAGGCAGCTTTGGCTGACGCAGCGGCTACCGGAGCAACTGCGGCTATGAATTCGGCAAACGAGGCAGCCAGCAATGCTAACGGCAAAGCTACTCTAGCGGACGAAGCAACCGCAAATGCAAACGCCGCGACCGAGAGCGCTAATGCTGCTGCTTCTAATGCAGACAACAAAGCCGCTCTTGCTGATAAGGCGACGACTAACGCGAATAACGCTGCAAACCTTGCCAATACCGCTGCTACTACCGCAGACGATAAAGCTGCGCTGGCGGATAACGCTGCTGGGCTCATTCGCAGGATGGATGTCTCAACGACTCATCTTCCTCCGGGTTCTGCTCCAACTTCATCTTTGAATACTGTCGAGGACACATCCGGTTTGTCGCATTACAGTCTTGTCCTCGGAATTCCGACAGGAAACACTGGCGCGACACCTGCTTTGACTTTTGAAGTATCCACAGGTGAGGCCGGAACGAGTGCCACTGTTGAAGTAACAGGCACGGCTGAAGCGCCAATCGTGCATCTCACTATTCCAAAAGGTGACACAGGAAAAATTGAAAATTTGGTTATTAACGGAAAGCCCGTAGACAATGGAACGATTACGCTTACTGCTTCAGATATTAATGCATTACCGAGTGATACGGCTATCCCGACAAAGACAAGTGATTTGACTAACGATTCGGGATTTATTACAGCGGATAATGCCCCGGTGCAGAGCGTGAACGGCAAAACTGGAGTGGTTAGCCTTTCAGCAGAAGATGTCGGGGCATTATCCGGAACGGATGTAACTCTAGCAATTGCCGGAAAAGCTGCCGATGCAAAAATAACTGGTGACTTGATTAACCAGCTAAAGGCCGAGAAAGCAAATGAATCAATCGTATCTGATGCGTGGCAGAGCGGGAAAACCTATGCCGTGGGCGCGTACTGCATCTATAACGATACACTGTATAAGGCGTCAGTGCAAACAACTGCGGAACCGGGAAATAGCAGCGATTGGGTACAATGTAATGTGACGAACGAGCTGGTAGCGCAAGGTGACACGCTGAATAATGCATGCATTAAAGAGTATTTTAATGGCAAGTTAGACAAAACGCGATCCGTAACATACCCGGTCGTATCTATTGCGGGTTATCTCGTTATTGCGTATAACTACGCTTCGGCTGCTATATTTCTGGTGCGTGGAGAGGGGACAGGCGGTTCTGTGCTTCGTATCGCGCCCGCAAATGACCGTAATGTGATTAGTTGTGTATGGCGAAATGCGCAATTAAATATTACATCGACCGATGAAGCCACGGGAATTGTATGCATAATTAGATTGTATTAAAAAAAAAGGGGGGGGGCAAATCAAATGAGGTACTACACGATTAAGATTTTGACTGCTACTGATGGTGCAGAAACCCGAGATCTGCGCGGCTTTGACGCACTTGATGATGCCCTTGTTCGCTATCACAGCGACTTGCAGGCCAACATCAGCAAGTGCAAGTCAGTATACTGCGCGGTCATCAACGGCGTTGGTGGCGTGTATAAGAGTGACACTTGGAGCGCGCAGGCCGATCAACCGGAAGCATAAGGGCACCATAAAAGAAGGAGACTTGCGATGGGAGAAAACAAACCGATAAGAGAAATCGAAACGACAATCGACGAGATTGAAGGATTGGTCATCAACATAGGCCGTGTCTACGAGAATAAAGTAACAAAGCTGCTGGTTGATCTGTCGTCGACCTTGATCGAGCACCCAAACGCTACCGCAAGCCTTGTCGTGCGCCAGCCTAATTGGCAGTCTTATCCCGCAACGGTTACGCTCAACGGGATGACGCTTGAGTGGCTCATCACCGACGCAGAGATAGGGTTGCAATCGGTGGAACATACAAGATTGATTTTTCCGGAAATATCGGAAGTGCTGCTGCGAATACACCTGTTCAGCTCGCTATTGCACTTGGAGGGGTTGCTATTCCAGCAACGGTTGCAGTCTCTTCTCCTGCGGCCGAAAATGTGTTTAATAATGTTTCGACTGGGACATATGCCAAAAACACATGTTGTGATTTGAATCGCGTCAGTGTGGTCAATACCGGAACTGTTCCGGTTATTCTGACTGCGAACATGAATTTGCGGATTGCCCGAGTTAGTTGAGGAGGTGACTTGTAGATGCATGAAACGATGAATAAGTCGAAAGAGCTTTGTGAAATCGAACGAACCATCACGCAAGCACTTCAGACTGAGATTGGTAAGGGGATCCAGAATACAGATACGCATGAGCTTGGCGAGGTTATTGATATGATCAAAGACCTTGCAGAAGCTCGAGAAAAGTGCTGGAAAGCCTGTTATTATGAGAAAATTGTTGAGGCCATGGACGATAATCGGAATGACGAAGAAGCCTACGAATACGGACGTCGAGGCTATCGTAAACCGCCAATCCGCAGACCTCGTCCGCGTGACTATGACGAAGATTTTGACGAAATGCTTCGTGAAGGCGATCGTTACGTCGAGAATCCTCGATATGGTCAGGCCTACAATGAGTACCAGACAGCTAAACGACATTATACCGCTACGAATTCGGCGAGAGACTGGGACGACATGAACCGGCATGCCAGTGAGCATGTATCGGACACTATCGAAACCCTGCGTGAAATCTATAAAGGCGCTGACCCCGAACTAAAGAAGCGGATCAAAGCTGATATGAATAAGCTTATCAGTGAAATGCCGGGATAACCGTCTATGAATAGCTTCTACTTAAATGGAATTTTGTGGAAGCTGGAACATGTAAATCCTGATAGTCCTATTCTCATGGATCGAGACGGGCGATTTAACGTGGCAACGACAGATCCTCGAACGAGGACGATATATATCTCAAATCGTCTAACCGGCCACTTTAAAAATCGTGTTTTGATTCATGAGATAGGGCATTGTGTGCTATTCAGCTTCCATCTGATCGACGACATCTACCGCATGGTGAAGCCGGAATACCGTACAGAAGCGGAAGAATGGATATGTAATTTCATAGCGGACTACGGTATGAAAATATTTGAAAGCGCATATCTCATCTTAGGCGATGAGGCGTGGGCTTATATTCCAAGGGAACTTGAAAAATTGGTCGGATAGAAGGTGAAAAATGTGGTGGACTGGCAACAGCTTATCGCAACCATCATTTGCTCTGTTTTGGCATCTTCTGGATTCTGGGCACTTGCTCAGAAACTCATGGAACGCAAAGATGTTAAGACGCAAATGCTGGTCGGGCTGGCGCATGATCGGATCATCTGGCTCGGTATGCAGTATATTGAGCGTGGATGGATTACAGAGGACGAATACGAAAATCTGTATGACTATTTGTATAAGCCATATGAGAAAATGGGCGGAAATGGGTCTGCAAAAAAGATTATGCAGGAAGTAAACCGATTGCCCATTCACAAATCTTCGTATGCAACGAAAGGAGTAACAAAATGACTTTGAATAACAAGACTTATGACGTGATCAAGTGGTTCGCTCAGTATTTCATTCCGGCTGCGGGTACTCTTTATGCCGCGTTGTCGAAGATTTGGGGCTTTCCGTATGGCAGTGAGGTCGTCGGTACGCTGAGTGCCATTGATATTTTCCTTGGCGCTATTCTCGGTATCTCTTCGTCCAATTATAACGGCGAGGGTACGCTTGAAATTCACTCTGATCCGGAAGCGGATAAGGACGTGTATCAGCTCATGCTGAATGTTCCGGTGGAGTCTCTGGCGGATCGTGATTCCGTGACGTTTAAGGTTAGCAAGCCTTCGCAGGAGTAACATTTCCTATAATGAGAGTTCATGAAAGGAGAAAATTGTGAATATTTGGAAAATTATCGGGCTTGAAGTTGACGAGCCAGAGGAAACGAAACCGGATGATATCGATGTCGAAATCGAAGAACTGACGAAGACAATTCGAGAAACTGATCCGCTTACAGAGAATTATCCTAAACTGACCGAACGTTTGAAAGGACTGTATGATATTAAGGATAAAAAACTTAATACCGATCCAGTTCCCGAACCAACGTTTTTTCAGAAATATGGAGATACTCTTCTGAAGTGCGGGTTCTCGATTCTATCGACGTTTATGATTCTTCATTACGAAGACGTCGTCGGACCGATTCATTCGACGCTAAAAAACAGACTAGGTCGCGATTGATAATTTCAAAGATATTTTATGGATTGAACTCTCGGAAGAGATCGCTGTGAAAACACGGCATCTCTTTTTTTCGCAAAATTTACATAGGCTATGATAGGAGGTGACATATTTATGTCTAATGAAGATATGAAAAATGTAAGAGTCGAACTGTATATGGCGATCAATGGTCACGCACCAATGTCTGAATTGAAGGAGGACGATCCTGAGGAAGTCGATGCTGGTATTGTACATGATCTGCTTCTCGATGAGATGATTCGAGATAGATTATTAAAACTGTCAATTAAGCTTAAAGATAAAGGAGACACGTTTGATCCGGATATTGTGATTGGCATTCGACTCAATACAGACGAAGGTACTCTTACTGACTATCATGAGACATTTGAACCCTAAACTAAAAAGAGTCCTAGCAAGGGCTCTTTCTTTTTCGCATTATGAAAGGAGATTAGCTTATGGCTGGTGCACGATTCGAAGTTGTGATCGATTTCGAAATGGATGACGAAAAATATTCGTCTCAGGAGTCCTGCGACAAATTCCTTGAAGGCTTTCTAGCATTGCTGACCGAGGAGTTTTCGGGCAATGGCATCAAGAAACACATCCACCTTGTAAATCTCATTGTGAAGTCTGGGCCAACTAATTCAGATGCTCCAATTCACAGAGCGTCGATCAAAGACTATGATGACCCTAAGCATTTCTCGTAATTCGCAGAAATTACAGGCCTTATAATAGAAATATTATAAGGAGGAACTTATTATGTACACGACAACTATTAGTCACGCAAATGGTTACTCATGTGATGTGGAACTCAGGGATTTTAATGCCCCGATTCGGTTCTACTTTAAAACGCCTTCCCAAAGGAAGATATTCTCGGATTTGATCCAGAGATACAATCGAGTGGAAGCCATTAAAGGAAGACCTATTCGGGTGACGCATTACGATCTCGATGCCACTCGCATGAATGTAGTCTATTACTTTGGCGAGATAATTGCAGAACAGGTGTATCCTAGCCTTAGTATTTAAAGAGACAGAGCTCTGGCAAGGGCTCTTTCTTTTATCGCGTTAAAAACTTTTCCTATAATGGAATTATATAAAGGAGGATACTAGAATGAATCTGTATGTATTACCGAATTTAAATCCGAATGAGACTAGATGGGAGAAATTCAAACGGAAGTCTATGGAGAAGTTTAACGAGGCAAAAGAATGGTGTATCGAGAACAAAGAAACAATTTTGCTAATTGTTCCGATTGCAGTTGGTACTTTAACGACCATGATTAAGGTTGTCGGCAAAAACGCAAATCTGAATAAAGAGGAAAATTTGAAAAACTTGTATTGTTATGATCGTTCGCTTGGCCATTATTGGAAACTTCGCCGAGAACTATCCAACGATGAGTGGCTCGAAATTGATCGAAGAAAAAAGAACGGTGAAAGACTTAGTGATATATTGGATGAACTTAGAGTGTTGAAATGATTCCGAATAAGAGACCTGCATGGTCTCTTTCTTTTTGTCGCATAAAATGCATCTCTTATAATAGGAGGTGATCTTATATGAAAAAGATCGATTTTCTAGGAAAGAGATTGTATGTATTAACAGATAAAGAAATTCGTGACCATGATAACTACCCTTTGTATTGCATTGATCTGGAGACATATCGTAAAACTTGCGAGGCGTTGCGTCAGCATTTAGTGTCGACTAAATTTAGTACGATGCCAGATTGTGAAAAGACTCGCATGCTGAATCTGTGTATGGAAGCCTATAGAGGACTGTTCAACGGGCGTTCGATTCTTAGGTTATGAATGCTTCTTAAAAGAGACCTACATGGTCTCTTTCTTTTTATTTTTCGTAAGGAGGTCTTGACGGATGAGTTCAGATGCAGTATACTTGTTTATAGGTTTTGCAACGGGCATTCTCTCTACGGTCTATATTATCGAACGTTTCTTCACAGAATAACTCGCGAGAAAAACATGGGCTATAATAGAGACCCTATTGGAAGTTTACCCTAGGAGGTGCAGGCATTGGGTTCTGCATTAGCCTAATGAATCGTCTAATTGTAGGACACCGGATTACCGGAAACGTATGTCAGAAGCATACACGGGTTTTTATTTTTTCGACTTTGGAGGAGAAGCGTATGAGTGAGCAGCAGATGATCACTTGCCCGAATTGCGGAGCTAATCTGAGGATAGACGATGATCATGATATTTTCTTTTGTGAATATTGCGGGACAAAAATTCGAAAAGAATCCGATCATTCATACACGAAGGTCGAACAGGAAATTCGGTATATCGATGAAGCTCGTTTAAAAGAAGCGGAATTAAAAATTAAGGAACTTGAATCTGAAAATGCGCCAATGCCAATAAAAGATTTTTTAAAGAGAATGTTATGTTTTGTGCTTGGCATGATCATTATATTTGCCATGCAAGAAATATTATTCTGCATCTTCGATATCCACTGATTTTCTAATCGCAAAAATAACAATGCCTATAATGAAGCTATATTTCGAGTTTCGAAAGGAGATTTTTATTATGAGTATTGCTATGACGGCTATGAGTCTTATGATTGGATGCATTGGAATTGTTGTTTGTTGGAAAGGTTTCAAGCTGGCATTAAAACTTGTTGGAAAAATGTTTGACGAATTCGGAAGTTGGCTGGAAAATATAATTTAATTGACGGATTGGGTTCACGGAAACGTGGACTCTTTCTTTTTATTTTTGAAAGGAGAGTCTCTATGAAAAATCTGTTTGCCTTCGGTATCCAAGTCCTTAAACGATTCGGTAAGACAAATACCTCTACGATTCTGTCTGTTGCCAGCTCTATTGGTACTGTAGCGGCAGTTGTGCTGTGCGGTGAAGCAACGGTAAAAGCTGTTCGTTTGGTCGAAGAGAAGCAGCCGGAAGGTACGGTTGAAATGGTCAAGACGGTTGCTCCGGTATATGCTCCGACAGTTGCGGCAACGGCATTGAGCATTGCCTGTGGTTTTAAGTCCAATGATATTTCCAAGAAGAAGACTGCGGCGTTGACCACTCTGCTTAATCTTTCCGAGAGCATGGCAAAAGACTACCGGGAGAAAGTTGTGGAAACAATCGGCGAACAAAAAGAACGAGAAATTCGTGATCAGGTGGCTAGAGAGAAAGCGGAGAAGCAGGCCAATCAGGTCACAACTATGTCTCGAGAAAGCCACGAAGGTGAGTCTCTTTTCTTTGATGCATACAGTGGAAGATATTTCTGGTCCACGCATGAGCGGATTATGAAAGCGTTCAACGATGTCAATTATAAGATTCTGGGAAGTTTTTATGCTTCGCTGAACGATTATTATGAAGCCTTGGACAATCCGAAACTGACACCGAATAACATGGGTGACGAAGTTGGCTGGGGAAGTCCGACGAAAGTTGAACCCTATATCACAACTGGCATGAGAGAGGATGGTATTCCGTATGGCATTATTGACTTCGACATCGACAGCAAACCCAGAACTCGATTCGATGTGCTCTAAGTATAATCGATATGCATCAAAAAGAGGGTATATTTGTGATCAGAAAAACTCCACCTATTCGCTATACGGATTACAATGGAAACGAACGTGACGAGGAATTTTATCATAATTCAACTGAACCAAAAGTTGTTGGAATAGATCTTGAATGCGATAACCAGAATTACGTATGGGCTCTTGACGGAGATTCAGTGGATCTAAATCACAATATATGCGGAACGACAGAATATTGGAAGTTCTATAAAAAACATATTTCCCCGAGTATGATTCAATCTTCCCATATTCCTGAACAAAAGCCAATCGAGGACGCTAAACTACTCGCCGCCCAACAGGTGCAAATCGATTACATATATGCCCATTTGATAAATGACTCTGTTCTGCGCCATAATGCATACGTGACACCAAACTATGGGGACTTCCGTGAAAAACATATTTCTAAACAGAAGCCACCAGAGCAGCCCACCAAAAAGAAGAGTGCAGCGATCGTAGAGGTTGCTGTACTTATATTTTTACTCCTGTGCCTGAATGGCGCATTCTTCTGGTCGCTTATTTTTGGGCTACTTACGCACTGACAGTTGAGGTGATACGATGAGTGCTTGTTTAGTCACCGAAAAGTCCGATTACATTAATCCCGTCACGGAAGGCTGGGAAAGTTTTTATCTGACAGCCAAGGACGCAGATATTCTTACGCATTGCATGGAAATGGGCACTATGAGCAAGACAGCGGTTCTGAGAACTGCGATTCGGTATTATGAATCAATACTTGAAAGCGAGGTAAGCTAATTATGGAAATTGCGACTTTGTGCCTTTTACTCGTATGGCTTTTCTTATTTTGTTTTTATATGACATATGCATGGAGGTGCAGACTAAACGTGCAAAGGGAATTTGAAATTCAGGCATGGGCGGATGATCCTAAACAGATCGTCCCCCTTTCAGATTTTCTAAAACATTTTGGTGATTTTGATAACACGATGAGACTTTATAGTAGTATCGACCCAGATGATAGCTATCCGAGAATCTACATGGAATATGCCGGACCGGGTATGGGCTACGTTCAGATTATTGATACGCTCAAGAAGTGGAGCAAAACAGAAAAGATTGACTTTGACATTAGAGAAAAAGAGGCGCCTAAAAACTGGAAAGACCGAGTTAAGAGAGCTACTTTATATGAAATCGTTGGCGGGCGCGTCACAAATATGCGGGAGGGATATTTCCGATGAGAGTCATCAAAAGAAACGGAACGGAAGCGACGTTCGACAACACGAAGATCGCAGGCGCAATCACGAGGGCAAGCAACGATCGAATTCCATTCGAAGACATTGCAAAAATTACGGACTCAGTGAGCGATATGTGCTATAAACTTGATCGCGCGCCCCATGTCGAAGAAATTCAAGACATGGTTGAAGATGCCTTGATGGAAAACGGCTATGCGACCGTAGCTAGAGATTATATTCGTTATCGATATGATCGAGAGAAGATCCGTAAAGGAAACAGTACGGATGCTGAGATTCTATCGTTGATCGATCAGGCAAACGAGGAAGCGCTTCAGGAAAATAGCAATAAAGATCCGGTCATTAACAGTGTTCAGAGAGACTATATGGCCGGATACGTCTCTA